GCAATATATTGCAGATCTAGGAAAAATAGTAGAACAATCATTTTCATGACCACTTTTTGTTCCAAAACTATGGTAGATTCTAATCTCTTGTTGATCATTAAAATGTTTCATTATTTTCTTAGAAAAATCAGAAGCATCTAATATTTTATTTCCATATAGATCAAATTTCATTTGAACTCACACTCAACCATAAATTCAATAAGACATGCAACTAGATTAATCTCTTGATCTGCAACGAATGCAGATTGATATTGATACTTAGATAGAACCAACACAGCAGGAGCAATACTATCTGGTTTCAATAGATCATATAATGAATCATAAATCTTACGAAGAATCGTTTTAGGATCATTATCAAGATTGTTTGTGACCCACTTCCGCATAGAAGTAAAGTCTTTTTCTTTCAATGATTTAGTGAGTCCTGTAAGTTGAACATCAGAAACCGCTGCAAGAATACCTTTATCAATAGAACCAGACACAGCATATCGCTGCAATTCATTTAGAATACGACGATTATCTGGAAAGTGTTTTGTGATAACGGCAGCAACAACTTCTTTATCAAACTGCACATTCTCGTTGCGAAGAATATTCTCAACTCGTTTAAAGAATTGAGTTGCCATCTTTGCTTTCTGTCCATTCTGGATTTTAAATTCAACAACAGAACACCGAGAATGAAGTGGATCGATGATGCGATTTTTAAAGTTGCAAGTAAAGATGAATGAACAATTAATTGCAAACTCTTCAATCGCACCGCGAAGTGCAGGTTGAGTTGAGTTGGGATTTAGATAATCTGCCTCGTCAATAATGATGACCTTTCGACCACCAGAAAGACTCATTGAGGATGCATAATTTTTAATTTTGTTACGGAATGTGTCAATGCCGCTCTCGTCTGACCCGTTGATGACAATATAGTCGCATCCGACTTCTTCACAGAGGGCTTTTGCGACTGTTGTTTTACCAACACCTGCGGATCCAGCAAGAAGCAGATTTGGGATTTCTTTTCTATTAACATATTCCTGAAATGTAGATTTAAGAGTTTCCGGGAGAATACAATCAGCAACTTTGTGTGGGCGATATTTCTCGACCCACAACATTTGATTTTCCATTCACAATCTCCATAATATAAAAAATAATCAAGCGCCGTACTTAGAACCAGTTTCAGTAGTGATCCAGTATTCAACTGGAGCATTTTTGTTTTTGAAATGAGCAATACCTTTTGCAGAAATGGCAACATCATATGCGCCTGCAATCAATTTAAGATTCTCAGAAGCAAAAATCATCTTGAATGGTTTCTCTGATGCAAATTCACCAATATCAGTTGAGTTTGCATGTGCTGCATCATCAAGTTTATCAAATGCTTCAACCGAAACATTTTTACCATCAGAAACAAATGCAATATTTGGAGAACTCAAAACACTTGCAACTTTAGTGATCCATTCAAAGTCTACGGCAGCAAGAGTGAATTTAATCTCTGCTGAATCCATATTAATACTCTTTTCTGGTGGAATAAGAATAGTTTCTTTTGCTGCTTTACGATATCGAATTTTACTACGACCAGAATGTGTACTGATCAAAATCTCTTTATCATTAAACTCAAGTTCTGGAATACCAGTACGATCAAGTGTAATAACACTTAGAAAGTTATTTACATCATACACGCCAAACTCAGTTGGAAAAGATTCAGCAACTTCTGCTCGTGCAAGAATGTTCTTCTTTTTCGAGATAGTTTCAAGTACATTACCAGGTTTAACAAAGATACTTTCGTTAATTCCAGTAAAGTTTTTCAAGATATTCATAGTGTCAGACGACATTTTCATTACAATACTCCTTTAGTAAGTTCATCAATTATAACATGTCCATAGAACATTTTCAAGCACGAAATCATACTTTCCCGTAAATCTTCCAGAGTTCCATCGTTTCTGACCACATGGTCTACGTTCTGTTTGTTAATCCATTTCCACTCAGACTCATGAATTTCAATATCTTTCATAACCGAGATAGAGTGTTGACAACCATTATTGGCTTTATCAGCTATGTTATACCACGATGGAAGTTTATCTCTTCTGATTTCAATTAGAATACCTTTCTGCTTTCTGATCCAATCAATTTCATTTTGAAATCTTACATCTGTAACAACGTAATGTTTACTTACATCTTTGATTTTATTCTCTAATGAATGGATCCAAAAGTTTGCACCAAAAACATTCCGACCAACTTCTGTGCCCATTAGTTGTAATGCAAGACGTGGTGTAAATTTACGTTCAAGTTTATCAGACCAAAATGGATCTACTTCTTCTCGAAACTCTCGTGATTCATTAGTATCACCCTCAAGTAGATTGCGATCCCATCCAAACATAACAGAAGTTACATCTTTAAGATGGGATGCAAAACTAATCTTTTCAAAACCAATATCAGATAAAATGTCTCCAACAGTACCTTTACCTGATCCAATAAAGCCAAGAATTCCAACAAACATTACATTTCTCCGACATAATTTGCCACAGCTGGCATATCTCCTTGGAAATGGTAAGTACCAATGTGTTGAGTACGCATCCATGGGCATAACCAAATCTTGCCACCCATATTACGCCACCATTGACAGAACATATAATCCTCAGAGAGATAACGCTCAGATACTTTATCGATCACAGTATCAAAATATGCATGAATGTATCGAGTGCCATCAAAGTTAGCTTGACCAACATGATCTGGTTTATATTTCAATTCTGGATACTGTTTCTCAAACTGAGGAAACACTTCACGTTTGACCATCATAAATCCAGTGCCGATTTCCATAACTTCTAACGGTTCAGACACAGAAAACTGCGAAGTACCTTTAACTGGATTGAATACATAATCACCAGTAACTTTCTCAAGAAGACCTGGATCCATATCAGGATTAGACTTCAATGCTTTTGCAACTGAACGCCATTTGATGGACTTCTTGGGATATGGACCACCAATAACATCTTTGTCCAATGCAAGCATAGCGAGAACATCTTGTGGATTGAAATGAATATCAGAGTCGATAAACAAAAGATGTGAACAATCTGATCGATGTAAGAATTCATCAACAAGATAGTTGCGGGCCCGAGTAATCAAAGACTCATTAAACAGAAACGAGAATTTAATGTTGATTCCATATTGAACACACAGACCTTGAAGATCAAGGCATGCTTTCATATAGAGTCCGTGATTTTGTCCACCATACATTGGTGTAGCAACGAAGAGACTTTTCTTCTGCAAGTCTTCGGCTTTGATAGAAATTTCCATAACAACTCCTTTTTTATAGAAAAAAAAGAGGAGCATTATGCTCCTCTTATCACCTACGAGATGATATTAACCTAGTGAATAACCAGATTGTAGTGCAGCCTTAACAAGACCTTTAGTTGGAGTGCCTAACCGATAAAAGTTAATCTTACGTCCATCTTGCAATGTTTTTGTGTTTGTGTAGATGCAATGACCTTCTTGACGAAGTTCACTGATTCGTGCAGCCACGTTCTCAATACCGAATCGACGGCGTGCTTGTTTCACGGTAAAAGTATTGTATCCTTCTTTCTGTTTGAGGACAGCAAGCATACGATCTTTAACATTCATTTTTTCCATTACGTTTCTCCATTATCAGTTCACGAAAAACACTCTTGCGAGTAAAATATAGTATACTACTATATATGCGGGATGTCAAGCGAATTTTGCTTTCCAAAATTTCTGACGAGTTTCATACCATAGTTGTTGATACCTTCTGGTATAACAACATTAGGTTTCAATTTCAATTCATTCTTCTTAAAGACAGAGTAATCGACGTAGTGGTGCCAACGTCCATATTTCTTAACCATTGTTGCAACATCTGGATGTAGATCGACTAACATCTGAGATTTATTTTTAGTTCCTTCGGGATTAAGTCTACCATCTCTCCACTCTTCTTTAGACATTGTACCTTCTTTATGATAGAACTCTTCTGTATTACCACCTTTGACAGTTTGTGTTGCTGCTTTACCTTGTAGAAAAGCATTGAATTGAATAGTACAATCACCATCTTTTAGAACACGAAGACATATATCTGTATCTTCATTGTATCGACCACGCCATCGATGTTTGCAGTCATTAGAAATCAAAAGAGTAGAATAGATTCGAGTGTTCTTCACATATGGTGGATAAAAACTATTAGGTGCAATAAAGAATCGATATTGAAATCCAGAGATTGGAACATTCTCATACCTATCTACGAAATCTTCTGCTGCCTTAAAGATTGCACCAGACTCAACACGAATTCGTTTGTTATTGTTCAATCGATAAAAGTCATCAATATTATCATCTAGAACCCAATGTTTCTCAGCGCCAATAGAGATTGAATGGTCCCAACACCAGTTTCTTGCACGACCTGGTCCATCACCATGATTAGAGAATGGAGCAACTAAAAGAGTTACATAATCTCTAATCTTAAAGTTATCAAGTGATTGTTCATACAATTTCTCTTCTTGTGGTTCAATCGTAATGTAATGAGGCACTCTCATTCTAGACAAAGATCTAGAAGTCTTCATACTCTCATGCCGAGATTTAGAAATAATATAAACAGGATGAACAGGGTTTGTCATTCTTCAATCCATCTCATCAGAGAGTTTTCTTCACGGTCTAGTTTTGGATACCAAATACTTTTAGTTTTCTCAGACAAATTCTGATCAATCAACTTAGCAAATGCTTCATAATCTTCTTTGTTTCGAAAATTTAAATATATTTGTTTATATGGTGGATTTTTATCCTGTTCATATTCAGGCATTCCTTTCCAATGTTTCTTCCAATCAGGAGTACTCGTAGAAGGATCTTGTATCTCACCAAGCAAATCTTCAAAAGTAATTGCTTGTGTTGTATCTCTCACACCAATGCAATTTTCATATTCTGTGCTTTCTTCAACTTTCATTATGAATTCCTAGTCTGTCGAATGAACAAATTTGATTCTCTTCTTGTTCGCCATCCTGAGAGCAACAGGACCAACATGCTTAGTGTAACACACTCCGTTCAGGTGGTCAAGCTCGTGTTGAAAGCACCGTGCCGTGAGTCCACTAAATTTGGCAGTTTTATGTGTACCAGTAAAGTCTTGATATTCAACTTCAATCGATTCAGGTCTTTCAACCTCTAGATAAAGATTCTTGAATGATAAACATCCTTCTGGTAACTTTGTAGAACCTGATGAAGAGATAATCTTTGGATTATAGAATGCAACATATTCTTCTCCAGCACCAACAACGAATACGCGATGTCTGAATCCACATTGATTTGCGGATAGTCCAAATCCTTCATGTTTAATACAAGTTTCAACTAGTGAACTTGCAAATACATTAGGATCAACTGGAGGATTATCAAAGTCAAATTCTGGAATAACTTCTTTGAGAATTGGATCATTCTCGGACACCAATTTGAATGTGTTAACTTTAGTGTTAACAGTCATTGTTGTTTTTAAATCATCTTTCCATGATTCAGTATTGAATGTAATAATATTGCTCATTTTGCCACCTGTGAAAAATTGTTTCGTTTTTCGAATTTAATTACCGATCTAAATTTATCGAAGAGTTGGTCTCCTTTGTGACTAATAACAAAAACGTTGGTTTCAGATGAAAGATCTCTAAGTAGTCCCATCAACAATTCAACTGAAGATGAATCAAGACTGGAATCAAAAATTTCATCTAATATTAATATATTAGTGTTTGTTGAATTTTTCATTTTAGCTACTTGTCGCCACGTCAACAACAATGCCATGTCTATTTTTTGTTTTTCACCTTCAGAGAAAGACGCATAAGAAAACTCATCTCTATGTCTGGACTTAATAGTCTCTTCAAAGTTTTCATTAAGATTGAAGTTAACAAAGAAGTCCATCGCGGCAAGGTATTTATTAATCAACTTGTTCATTACGGGCAGATACTGCTTGATAATTTTAGTTTTAATACCTGTATCTTTTAATAGAGTTGATGCATATTCATAATACTGTTTATCTTCTGCATACTGTTTTGCATTTCTGACATGACCTTCCAACAACACTTTAAGTTCTTTCAACTTCGTATTGTCAGTCTCAAACGATGCAGTATTTTTCTCAATCTGTGTAATCTCATTCAACAACTTTGTGTTGTATGTGTTCAATGATTTAAATTGAGTGTTTAACTTTACAACTTCCGAATTGTGATTTCTAATATTCTCTTGAGTCTTTGTAATCTCGTCAATTCTTTTATTGTTCTTTTCAATTTCAATCAACAGTAGTTCAGTTGCTTTTTCAATCTCTGTTAATTTCTCTCTCTTTTCTTGAATGCTTTTTGTTTTATGATCCCCATGAATTGCTTGATGACAAGTAGGACAGTTGTCATTGTTCTCGTAGAACTCTATTTCATTTTTAATTTTAGAGTTATTATTTTCAAACTTTGCCTCAATCTGAAGCATCTTTTTGGACTTTTGTTCAGTGGATGCTCTATCTTTTAAACTGTCCAATAATTGATCCACATGTTTCTCAATTAAAGCAATATCACTTTTGAGTTTATCAATAGATGTATTGTTTGCCTCAATCTCTTCACGTTTCTTAGCAATCTCACTTGCAGAATTTGTTTTGTGATCTTCGATGTTTTGTTTTTGAATCTTGATCTTCTCTGCGACCAGCTTCATTTCATATTCGACATCTTTCTGTTTATCTTTAAGATCACTCAATTCATTTTTAACAACAGCATTCATCGAAGAGAAGATGCCGATATCAAGTAAATCTTCAATGATTGTACGTCGATCGGCAGCAGACAACTGCATGAACGGAACAAACGATGCAGAACCGAGAATCACAACTTGCGTGAAAGACTTATAGTTCAGTTTTAGAATAAACTTCTCGAGGTGTTCTTGATAGTCTTTTGCTTTTGCATCTTGATTTAGAAGAACTTTATCACAAAAGATTTCGAAGACATTGGGTTTCAATCCACGAATTACTTTATACTCTTTCTTACCAATCGTAAACTCTACTTCAACGACACCGTTTGACTGGTTGATTGAATTGATTAGATTGGGTTTGTTAATCTTCCTGAACGGTTTGCCAAAAAGAACAAATGTAAAAGCGTCAAGTATGGTAGATTTTCCAGCACCATTCTGACCCACTATGAGTGTGTTGGTGGATCGAGTCAAGTCAATCTCGGTAAAAGCATTCCCTGTGGAGAGAATGTTCTTCCACCTAATTTTTGTAAATGTAATCATACTTCTTGGTTTAGTGCTTCGACGTAGAGTTCTCGGAGTAATCCTTTGAGTTTATCTTTATTCAGATCGGTTGTCAAGTTGTCAACGTACTTATTTAAGATTGTAGTTGTGTCTTCTGTTTCATTGACAACATCTTCTTCCAAATCTTCAATATCAGAGAAGTCTTCTGCGATTGAAATGTCGATTGGATTTTCTTTATAAAGATTGTTGATGAACACATCAAACATATATGGATTAGTCTTATTCACTACTACAACTTTAACATATGTTCCTTTGTATGCAGATAAATCTTTACTTGAAATAGACTGAAGACTTTCGACTTTATCATCATACACGATTCGATGAAACATTCGATTTGGATTTTCAATGAATTCCAACTCTTTACTTTCTAAATCGAATATATGAAATCCACGTGGATCATTATAGTCCATCCAATTTAATTCATATGGATTACCTAGATAATAGATTTTTCCATTGTTTGATCTATGATGATAGTGTCCAGAAAACACTAGATCAAATTTATCAAACATTGATGAATCAAGACCGTCAGTACATACGGCGCCTCGATGCATTGTAAATCCTAGAATTTCAAAGTGACCCATACAGATTGTTGCATTGGTCTCTTTAATTTTCTGAAGTGATCGAGCATAATTGTCGGCACATATCCAAGGCATCATACAAATATCGGTAGAGTCTATACTGATAGTTTGTGGTGTATTAATAACTGTGATATTATCATACTCTTCTAAAAGAAGTTCGGGTGAATTGACATCATTCGTATTCTTATAGTAAGTATCATGATTACCAACAAGCATATACACCTTGATGTTACGCCTATGAAGTTCATCAAAGAACATCGATTTTGCACGATGGAAAGAATAGAAGTTAATGTATTTACGGCGATCAAATGTGTCACCAAGGATCAACACAGTATTGATGTTATTTTCATCAATAGATTTGAAGAAAGTCTCTTTGTAAAACTTCTCGTAGTAGTCTAGAAAATGAATTGAATCACCTCTAGCACCAAAGTGTTGATCCGTTATAATTGCAACTTTCATAGATTAGAATGAGGATGGATAAAACTTCTCAAGAGTTTGCATCCTATCAATCTCATCTTTTAGTCTGAGTTTCTTCTTTTTAGTTTCACGAATCTCATATTCAGATGCGTGTGCCATCTCAAGTTGAGTTACTTCTTTTTTCAGCATTTGATGTTTTTCAATCAACCTATTAACATGATTTTTCATCTTACTCATATATTTCTCCTTATCTAAACTTAGGACCAATCACCCAAGCAACCAAAGATTTACGAACTCCTTTTGTCACAGGTGTAACTCTATGAATCATAAAGGATGGAAAAATAATCATTCTACCTTTCACTTGAGGTACATCAGATGCATTCTTCTCAGTACCTTCATTAAACTGAAACTTTCCACCTTTATATTCACTAGGATCATTCAAAAACATAGACATAGATAATTTTCGCGTTTCACCTAATGCATTATGCCCACCAATCGATGAATCCATATGAAATCCATAATGACCTTTTTCTTCAGAATTGTATTCTGTGTATTGTAGTGCATCATATCCATACAGATCCATATTGTAAAATCTATCGTTAATAATGTCGATTACACTATTGATTCTATCAAATATCCATATATTTTCTTCATTTGGTGTCAAGAATTTTACACCAGATCTACGAACCAAAGGTTCTGATGATTCACTTTCTTCATCCTGATTTTCAGCCATCGTCATGCCTAAAGTTTTACCTCTCTCAAGTTCAAACTTGTCACAATAGTCGATTACTTTTTCAAGTTCTTCAGGATTAAACGCACCATCCCAATAAGTATAGGTGTTTGTGATTGTTTTCCGTGTTAGAACATCATTCGTAACTTTACGATAAATTGCCATATAATATCTCCAAATTTTTCAAATCATATCACACAAATGTAAGGATGTCAAGCTTCTAAGAAGTTCTCAATCCCTTTTGATTTTTTAAGTTCTTTCTTCTTCTTTTTAGATTCCTCAAATGTAGAAATGAAGTCAGAAATGTTATCGTATAGTTCAAACTGTTTTCCAGTTGCTTCCTCGTAACCTAACAGTTCAGATTCATCTAGAATGCCAAACTGTTCAGTGGATTTATACTTTACATACATCTGTTTCTTTTCTTTCTGAATTCTTCGAAGAAAAGCGTAGTACACAATCTGCGTAAAATACGCAAATGGATTATTCGACTTCGCAGGATCAAAGTTCTCAAAGTACATGATGCAGTTTTCAATACCGTCAGCAATCATCTCATCACGATATGAGTAATTGATGAAGTTTGGTTTGTGTGATAAACCATGTGCAATCTTTAGAAAACATTCACCAATGTAATTTGGTATTGCTGGTTTTGTTGTATTGTTTGTTATCGATAAATCGACTTTTGATTTATATTCAATCAACGCTTTGCAGAAGTCTGCATTGTTGATGTAATGCTTTTTCGAACCACTTTCTTTCTTTTCCATGATATCTCCTAGGGTTAGTGGATTAAATTATTGTTATTACCAATAGGCATAGAATCCAAAATAGACATCATATTTTCTTCGGTCAAGGGTTCATCATCATCTTCAGATTTAAAAGACATCAAACTACTATTGATAGTTTCAACAGCGCCCAAATAATACTCAGCAAAATCATCAGAAGGATCGATCACGGTAAGTATGTCCTTATCATCAATAATTGCTTCATTTTTATCCATCAAACTAACAGGTAACCAAAAAGACATATTTACAATCTGATTTCCAGTTTTATTATCGTTCCTTAACATGAAGACGATTGGATGTGTTAGTTTGTATTTATTAACTTTCTTTTCAACTTTCGCAATTACATCTTCACCACAATTAAGTCTGAAAATCTTGATTGTTGTTTTCATAATTTAATCCTATTTTATATAATTTGTATGTGAACTTTTCTTCATTATAGATCTTCGTTCGTTCGACAAAATGTCTAAGAGTAAAGTTCATATGATTTTTATACCGTAAGTCATCAGCTATATCGTATAGTGTTGCTTTTGTTTTATTGTTTCCAAGTCTAAGTCCACGACCAATCGATTGTAAGTTACGAACTCTAGACTTTGATGGTGATGCAAAAATAACATTATGCAGATTACGAATATTGACACCAGTTGAGAATGTTCCATAACTGGCGACTATGATTGAATCTGTTTCTGTCTCAGTAATCTTACGAATTTCCTCACGAGTTTCTGTATCAGTTCCACCATAAACAAAGAATACTTTCCTTTCACCAATGTTATCTGCGTTTCTGATCATATCATACAGTACTTTACCGTGTTTGTCAACATATTGAAATAGAAGTAGTGTGTTTCCTTTCAAAGAAATCGTTAGATTCTTGATGAACTTATTCCTTGTTTCATTCAAAAACAGATACTCAATCTCATCTTGATACGTCTTTTCCATCATCAATTTACACACTTCATCATCATGTTTAAGAATCAAACATTTGATTGAGAACTCTGCCAATTGTTTATTGTCCATCAATTCTTTAGTCGTAATAACTTTATTTGCAGGACCAAACAAACCTTCTAATACTAATTTATGAGTCTTTGTTCCATCAAGAGTACCAGTAAGTCCAATTCTATATCTTGCATTGATACAAGAAGTCATTATTTTAACTAGAGATTGTGCTTTAAATAAATGTGCCTCATCACCCAATACAAAATCAAATTGTTCAAAGTATTCACTCGGTAACTGATACAGGGATTGCCAAGTAGAAATAATCAAAGGAGCGCTTGACATCTTGTCTCTACCTTGATATACTCTGTGTATAATGGTTTTAGCGTCCCACCCGTTAAGTGATGAATAATCTTCAAAGTCAGAATAAAGCTGTTCCACTAGTGCTGTAGTAGGAACAATGATTAATCCTTTAGAACACTTGTAGTCAAGTAATTGACGTATGATCAGGTAGATGATTAATGACTTACCTGATGCAGTAGGTGAGAGTAATAATGCTCTTTTGTTTCTGATTGCATGTACATATGCTTCTTTCTGGTAGTCACGAACAGAAATGTCTTTACCCAAAGACTGAAGAGTTAAAGAAGATATGAATTTATCAGCTAAAGCTAAAGGGTAATTCTCAAGTAGATCAGGTCTAGGATCACCATATTCAAGTTTAATTGATCTTTCTTCACAGAATATTTCAATATAAGAGAGTAGTCCGTGTGTGATTAAGTTTGATCTTGAATCAAAAAGACGAATTTTACCATCCCATTGCCTTTTACGAAAAGCTGGAGTGAATTGATGACCTGGTACAGTAAAGGTGAAGTAATCAGAAAGTTCTCGTGCTATATCTTTTTCACACAGAACTTTCACATATGCTTCATTCTTTCTTGTTACTGTGAGTTTAGTTTCCACCGATGAACTTTTCCCAAGAAATATAGTCTCTCAATTGAAACGTCCTACTGTTCAATTCTTTTATGATCGATTCACACAGAAAGACAGTCTCTTCTATCATCATTTTTCTCTTTAACAATTTAATCAATTCTTCATCAGAGTCTATGTACTTATCTACACCATTTTTAGTCCTAACACTTAGAAGAAATGGTTCCCATCCATATTGATTCAGTTCTTCTTGTGATAGTGATCCATTGTAGTATTCTTCTTTTACTCTACGTAGTTTAGAATATTCAAAGTTAATGTTTTTGACCGATAGTTTATTTTTTATTAGTAGTTTAACATATTTGTTATGTAGTACTGGTATCTTTAGTAGTTCTTTGCCTGGTTCAGTTGGATTAATTATACTGTCTTCATCCCACGATTTCATTACATTTTCAAGTTCACTCATTATATCTCCAAATGTTACAGTACCTCTATGTCGAAAAAGTCATATCGAAACGAAGCTGTTGCTACGATGTGTTCGTCAGCTGATTGTTTTGTATCAAATTCTAAATCAGAAAGTGATATAGGAAAGATTCTATCAAACTTAACTCTAATCTTTGGATTGTTCAGTCCAGATAGAACAGTTAATATTGCATTGGTTCTATTGTAAGTTATTTCACGTGCTTGCATCTCAGTGGTGATACCACGTATCCAATTATGTATGCGAATCCAAGATGATAGATTTTCGTTCACCAAGAATGTCATTTCAAATGGTGCATATGTCATTTTGGTGCCAGGTGCATACAAATCTAGATTAGGAGTAAAATGAATTACTTCACCCATCTGTACGCCAGGAATATTTACCGATTGGCAAAAATATACAGCATCATTGATCTCTGGAAACGACAAAATATACTTCGTTGGTTGAAGTAAATTTGTATTTTTTGGTTTAGATGTGTATGATGGACTATTAATGTCTTGTAGAGAATTCATTCAGAAGAAACTCCTTTTATTCTCTATTTATCTACAAAAAGAAAGAGGATCAAAAGATCCTCTTCCGTATCAGAATTTCACTTTCATAGAAACTGGAATATCAATCTTGTTTTTTCTTGGACAAAACCAACTGATAAACCATTTAACAAAATCAATAAACATGATTACGAAACTGTTACTGTCAACGAAGCAGGTACGTCTACGATAACTTTTTGTTCAACAACAGGTGTAAGTTCTGGTTGTGGAACATCTGCTGCAATAGAAACTGATCCTGTGATTGCTTCACCTAATGCAACTCCATTAGTGTCAACTGCAACTGCTGTGACAATATAATCACCAGCTTCGACATTTGCAAAAACAACTTCATATGGTGCATGAGATAAAAATTGTACACGAGCGTCGCCTAGGCTAACTCTAATTCCACCAGAAACAACTGAACTGTCGAATTCATGTTGTTCTGTAACGATAGAAACGGTTACGGTATGTGTCATTTCATTTACTCCTTTTAAAAAATATTATTCCTCTTCCTCTTCCTCTTCTTCTTCCTCATCTAGATCTGCGCTAGCGATATAGACTTCAACGCTATCATATAGTGCTAAATCTTCAGCTAATGCCTTGATTTGTGCAACTAATTCCATAGCGGAATCAATGTTATCGCCTTCATCCAAAGCCACGCCAACTGTTAAACCATTTACTTCTAATTGAACTAACATTTTGATCTCCTTAATAAAAATGTAACAACACTAAAGAACAAAAAAAGAGGAGCATTTCTGCTCCTCTTTAAAATCACTCTATGGTGATTTACTCAAACTTACATCAAGTTCTGAACGCGGAAGATACGATAGTATGTATTGCGCTTAGCATACAACTGACCGTAATCAACGTTCGAACCGCCTGCAAATGGGTTTGCAACCATGCCGTAACGAGTCTTAAATCCAATCTTTGGTTGGAATGTGAACTGGTCAACTGCACGAACCATTTGTAGAGGAACGTATGGGCAATAGAACAATCCAGCATCGTAAGGCGACGAACCTTTGTAACCGATTGTGACGAGTTCTTGGTTGCTTGTGTAACCACCGAAGTATGGATCGATGTATACTTTGATGCGACCATGTAACAAGCCAGCAAATGTGTTACCAGTATCGTCAACTTGTAGATCTGCCGAAAGTGCAGGTGTATACTGAAGAACACCAGCCATTGCCATTGCAGAAGCAACGTCGGACGAAACGATCATGACGTTACCTTTACCGCGACGAGTCTCTTTAGCAATAACGTTTGCATCACGTTCGATTTGGAAGATCAAGCCTTTGAAACGCTCAACCGACCAACGACCGTTAGAGTCTGTGTCTAGGTCAAATGTACCAGTTGTTGTAACACCAAACTGTGCGCCTGGTTTAGCAACTGTATAGATGGTACGGATAACTTCACGATTGATCTCAGAAAGGATCTCTGTCGAAAGAATATTCGATAGTTCTGTCTCAGCGTCAAGACCATGAATTGCTTTTAAGTCTTGTGCGAGTTCTAACGAGTACTCAGCTTTTAGAGCACGAGTCTGTGCAGTAACAGTAACTTTCTCAATCGAGAATGCCATCTGACCGAACTGGGTGTTTGCAGTACCATTGTCTGATCCTAGATATTCACCAGTAGCGGTAGACATACCGATACCAGATGTGAATGCGTTAGCAGTCAACGAAGCAACTGGGTTTGTGCTTGTATCAGAGACTAGGTTGTTTGCAAAACCGAAACGGTTTGTGTCCGAACCGATACCAGAGAACTGAGTATTAGCCTCGTTGAAGAATGCTTCGGTACCAGCTTGACCTGAGTAACGAGCACGCATTGCGAAGATAAGACCAGTAGGACCTGTCATTGGCTGAACGCCAGCAACATCATAAGCGATTAGGTTAGGTAGAGCACGGCGAACCAAGCTGATTAAGATTGGATCGAAGTTCGAGATACCTGCGCCTGTTGCGTTAACTGGACCTGGCGACGAGATCGTCTCGTTAAGCATGCCCATGTTAGCACGGTCAGATGCCATCGCTTGCGACTGGTTCTCAAGAACCATTGCAGTAACAGCTTTCTTGTATGGATCCTTAATTGCTTCTAGATCTGGATGCTCTAGAATTGGACTCCATTTTTGTTTAAGTTCTTCCGATAAGTACATTTAATTACTCCTAAGTTTTGAGTCTGTCTTATTTATTTAATAACAGATTTAGAGATTGATTTAGCGACGGCATCAATTAGTGGGTCATATGAAACACGTTCTGTTTTCACTTCCTCAACATCGATACCCTCTTCTAGTGCAGACTTTTCGCCAACTTTAACACTAGAAGTACCTGTGTATGCTTCTTTAAGTGTTACTAGTTTTTCTGCGAACTCTTCTCCAGTAGTAAATTCAACGGTCTCTGCGAGCGATTTTAGTTTTTCTACTTGAGTCTGCGTGAGGCCTTCACAAACTGTTTGTACTGCCTCTAATTTCTTGTGTTCATTGATTTCTTTCTTGAACTGAATAGAACGATGCATTTCTTCATTGAGTTTCTCCTCAAGTTCTTCAACTTTAGCAGCTAACTCACTAACAACATCAACCTTCTCTTCTGGAATATCAATGTAGTGTTCAACAAATAGGTTGCGCATTCCACCGATGAAGTCTTCAACGATTTCTGTACGTAGACCCGATTCGATTGCAAGTTCATTCTCTTTCATCCACTCCTCAACCATGTAGTTAAGGTAATCATCAATCTTTGTCGTGAAGTCTTCTTTGATCTGATCAATAGCATCAGAGAATTGTTCTTGAAGTTCAACTTGAAGTTCTTCTGCAATTTCAGTAACTCTTGAGTTAACTGCTGCTTCGAAGATTGTAGCTGCTTTAGAAACGAATTCTTCAGAAAGATTCTCGCCTTGTAAAAGTGCGTCGATATCTTCTTTCATATCTTTCTTCTTCATCATTTTCTTCATCATCTTTCTATCTTGTGCAGCATCCTCATGACCTTCGGCGTCTTCTTTTTCTTTTTCGCCTTCTTCTAGAACGTCATCTTCTTCAAACTCTTCCTCTTCATACTCTTCTTCTTCGACTGCTTCGCCGTAAGATTGGAAAGTAGATCCTTTGTTCTTGTCGAACATTTGACGACCTGGTTTGCCTTCTGGTTGTTCCACTGAACCAGATTCACCGGGTTGACCTTTTAACTTCTTCATTGGTTCAGAACCAACTGGAGGTGTTGCACCAGGAGCGGTTGCTGTTGGGACACCTCTTGTTAGATCTGGAGCACCGTCAGTTGTCTTTGTGACTTGTGTTCCAATGTCGCCAACTTCTTTAGTGCCATATGCCACGTCACCTGATAGTTTGCTTGGACCGCTGTCACGTTGCGAACGCTTTGAATTGACAGAAGCAGCAAGAATTTCAGCAGCGGCTTCAGACAAATTGTATTTTTTAACCATTTTGAAAAACTCCTTGGTTTTGTATATTGTTATTTATAAGATTAAAGTTTTCTAATGAAATTTTCAAAAATGCGTAAACTGACTTTTTCAATATCTTTTTTAGAAGCCTTTACAATTTCTTGTTTTGCTTCTTGAAGATGAACTTCAGTCCAAACATTGTTTACTAACATCCATTCTTTTCCTTCCATTATCCCTTGCACGAATGCACCAGGAGCGGAAGGATCTGCTACAATATCTGCCGCTGTGGCAAGATGAAAGTCTGGTTGAACGACATTGACACCGTTCTTATTAACTAAAGAACCCATGCCTCGTGAAGAGACACCGAGTTGTGCGCCACCGTCAATCAGATTTTTTGCAATATTGCCCATTGGCGTTTCGAGAATTTTTGCTCGACCTACCCAATGTTGCCCGTTATCGTGTAGATGTGTAATCAGATGTGAAACACGTTCGAGATTAATTGTTGGTGTTTCTGGATGACCTAACTCACCGAATGCTCTATTCTTATTAACATAATCTTCCATGTATCGGTTGACTTCTTTATGTAGAACATGCTTTTCGTAAAGTCTACCGTTGCGATTCTTTTGATCGTAAACGAGAAATGGTCCCTCGATGAACATGGTCTTTTTCCCATCCGTCTCCTCAACGAGATAAGAGACTGACTCAACGAGTTCTTTAATTAGTTTCATAACCCTATATTCCTTCTTTTTCTTAGTGATACTTTTCTTTTTCTAAGAATTTGATTCATCTTTGTTCGACGTTTAATCTTTGCTTTTCTTGCACCCATTCTTCTATTTCTACGTTCAGTTGTTGACATTCTAACCATTCTGCCACCTCGAAGTGTGTAACCTCGAACGCCAGAAAGTTTCTTCCTTCTCTGTACTTTGCCACCACGAACACGAAGTTTAATTAGTTTCGTTCTGCCAATTTTTTGAACATTGTGAATTGAAGCTTCATCCAATGCATCCAATGTTTCTTCATAATCACCATAAATTTCATCAACTAATCTTTCTCTTATCTCCTCTAACTTCTCGTAGAATATCTCTTCTATTCTTGCCTCAAGTAATGCTTTTGCACCACTATAATCTCCACTAATTATACTTGAGGCGATTGACATTATGGGCGCATGTTAAATGGCGTATAGTTGAATGCAGCAGGATCAGTAAACTGACCACGTTGATAGTGTGCATTGTCTTTACGAAGTTCCATCACGATTGTGTAACTAGCATTAGCAACTTGGCCGCGTGTGACTAGTGCAATGTCACCATTCATGTTTGCACCAACAGTTGGATTTTTGATCGTGATCCAGTTGGCGTTGCCATCATATTCTCCATTACCTTGTAAGAAGACTATAGGAACGCCATTAGCTGCTGTTGTTGCAGTATTTGCCCAATACAGTTGAACGTCACCAGTTGCAGTATCCGAATCATACCATAGTCGATGAATCGACAATCCATAATATGGTAAAGGAGTGTTTGCGGAACCACCCTGATTGTTTGCAACAAGATATCCATTAGTTGCTAATGCACCAGACAAAGAATTTGCTGCAATTCTAGAGATGTTACTTTCTTGACCAGTACCATCAAACTCAGCAGTTAGTTTGATGATTGCATGTTGTGTATCATCTTTCAGAACTTGATATGAATATCTATTTGCCATTTGTTTATTCCGATTCTTTAGGTTCTAATAAGGATGCAGCAATTTCAATCTTGCGTTGTTGAATCGCCGCGAAAATCTTATCATTAATTTCATTGTATAGTGCATCACGCATTCCTACAGGATTGTCATCGAATGCGTGATTTACTATGTTTTTAATATTGTTTTCCATATGTTATCTCCTATTATTTATCAAGCAAACTTATTCTGTTGGACTAAAACAGTATACGTAGATGCTGCAGTTTTAATTACTGTAATATTGTAAATATCTATACTGTTTGCATTACCTGAGGAAATTGTTGTCCCGTTCAGAAACTTAGTATTCACATTCGTTGTTGTTCCATCAATCTGAAATACGTTAGGATAGTATGCAGAAGAACCATTTGTGATCATCAATGCAATAGATGCTGATTGTCCGACTTGCATCACCGTGTTCAATGATGTTGTTCCATTACCTCGAATATTCAATGTGAAGTTAGTCGTCGCATTACTTGTGTAGTATTGGACTGCTTGTGTTGTCCAATCAAAGTTTGTTGTGGATGATGGAGCAGCACCAGTGATAGTTGCAGATTCGACTAATGATTTAATTGCTGCGTAACTACCTAACTGAAGAACACCATTATTGGTGACTGGAGTTAATCCAACACCAAAATTAGTACCATCAAATTGTAAAGTTGAACCAGTCGCTAACGCTGATGTTGAAGATGCATAAACAAGTCCCGCTGATGTAAAAGATGTTAATCCAGTACCACCAGATCCTGTTGGTAATGTTCCAGTAGTTAGAGCTGAAGTTGATGACGCATATACTGCTCCACCAGAAGTGAACGTCGTTAGTCCAGTACCACCTTGATTTGTTGGCATAGTGCCAGAAGAAGTCAACGCTTTATTTGCATCTGTGAATACTGGTTTACTTGCAGTTAACGCAGTGACGATAGAGTTGCCAACGTTAGCAACACCAAGTGTGTTTATATTACCAGCAGTAACGTTACCAGTAACTGTTAAATTAGTACCGTCAAATTGTAAAGAAGATCCTGTAGTTAATGCGGAAGTCGAAGATGCATAAACAATTCCAGATGATGTAAACGATGTTAGTCCAGTACCACCTTGATTTGTTGGCATAGTGCCAGAAGAAGTCAACGCTCTATTTGCATCTGTGAATACTGGTTTACTTGCAGTTAGTCCGGTGATGATCGAGGTTCCAACGTTAGCAACGCCAAGTGTGTTCAAGTTTCCAGCAGTAACGTTACTTGTTACCGTCAATGATTTTGTTATACTTGTGTTACCGTTCGCGGTCAAGTTACCAACTTTGAGTCCTGCATCAACATAACTAGCATTGTTGGTAAGAATTTTTACCGCAGTATTAGTTTCTGGTGTATATCCATCAAACAATTTCCACACACCGTCAACTGAATCTCTGAACAATCCAGCGTGCCGATATGTACCATCGTTGTAATTGCCAGTGAAACCTAGATCTACATTCGATGTAGTAGAAACGTCATTTAAGTGAAATAACGCATCACTTATGATTAAAGAACTTGTATTAACGGTAGTTGTGTAACCTGTGACGAGTAGATTACCTCGTAGAATGGTGTTGCCAGATACGGTAAGATCTTTACCAATAGATGTATTGCCAGATACAGTAAGATCAATATTACCAGTAACTCCTGACGTTACAAAAACTTGACCACCAACGTTGACGTTTCCTGAAGCTTCAATGTTATTAAAATAAACATTAGAACTTTGTAGTAAGTCTTGATTCAGTGCATATTTAAAATGAAATAACTTATCTGCCGTATCATAAACCATCATGGCATTGTTGGCAAGATATGACGATCTTGCTTGTCTACTCATATTTTTTGTTTCAACATCATCTAGTGAAAGGAGTTTAACTTCTCCAGAACCACTGTCGCCCAGATAATATGGATTTTGTTTACTTGCAGACTTTGAAACTTCTTCGATAATTTTTTGTTTATATTCTCGCAGATCTTCTGATAGAGATTTCTGTAGAGTTTCAAATTTAGATTCAAGAATAGTTTTTTGTTTCTTTGGTTCTTCTACAACTGCTACTGATTTTTCTTCGGTCACGATCCGTTTTGTAGCGGGTGTAGTATATAATAACTCAGCAGCAATCTTGACAACATCTTCTGCAACGATAGGCTTTTCTTCAGAAGGAATTAACTTATCGAATGTTTCGGATGCTGCTTTTGATGCACTTTCTTTGATGAAACTTTTCAACGACTCGCCAGAATCGTCACCAAAAAATCTGAGTTTGAATTCATTCTTCATTTTTAATAGTTCTTCCTATTTTCTGATAACTCTACTATTTTCTTTAGTGTTGCAAATTTAGGACTATACTCATTGTTCAAACTCAAATCACCTTTTGGTTCAGAAGAATCAGATGACCCAGATGGAGTTGCCGCAGGAGCACTTTGTGGCGCAGGACCAGATGCAGTACCACCAGTGCCTTGTGCAAGATCAGTCTGTGCTTGTTGTGCAATTTGCATTGGATCTAGAATTAGTCCTGCTTCTTTCTCTTTGTCGATCTCTTTCTGCATATCTTTAATTTCATCATCAGTCAAACGAAGAACGTTACGCTGAATCCAACTCATAGAGTAGTATCGACCAACGTAAGGATCAACAGAACCAAGCAATGATAATCGTTCACGAACTAATTCTGCTTCTTTGAGTTCAGCAAAGTTGTTGTCTTTGATAAAGTCGAAGTAAATGTATTGTTTAAATTCTTCGAATTCTTCTTCAGTGCAGATACCTTTAAGAACACATTGTACTCTTAATGCTTGTTCAAATAACTCAGAGAACTTCGCACGTTGGCGATCAACAAACTTAGAGAACTTAACTTCATCTCTAGTGATTTCGCCGACACGACCTAGTGAAAAACCAGATTGATTTGGATCTAGTCTAGAGACTGGAACATTCAATGACTTGTATAGTTTCTTCTCAAAGTATTTAACATCTTCCAACTCACCTAGATTCTGACCACCAGGTAATGTGGTAATCTCAGTACCTTTGCCGCCTTCTCTGCGTGGAAGCCAAAAGTCTTCCATCATTGATAGATGTTTTCTATCATCTCGTACTTCACCAGTTGCAGAATCATACACAAGTTTATTCTTGTACTTGATCATAATATCACGAAGATATTGTTCTGCCTTTAACTTTGGTAAATTACCAACGTCAATGTAGAAGATTCTACGTTCTGGTGCTCTTGATATTCTATAGATGACTGTTGCATCTTCAATCATTCTCAACTGATTGAGTGGTTTGATTGCTTTGTGTAGATACGATAGAACAACTGCGCGTCTAGAATCCATAAGTCCAGAGTTGATATT